TAATCATTGTAATCTTGAAGATTTCACTCTGGATGAAATCTCTGAACTTGACTTTGATTACAGCATAGAAAATCTTATTCAGTTCATACTGTTCGTCTTCAGCGTATTCTACACCAATTTCTTTGAACTGGCTCTTATAGCGGTTGAGAACAGCTTCTACGTCAGCTTTATATCTGAGAAGATCCTGGCCATCGAGGAATGTATAACGATTCTTCGGGCACTGTTTACGGATTTCATGAATAATCTTCTGAACAAGCAGAACATTGTTAATCCAGGACAGCTGAGTATATTCAGTCTGAGACGTATATTCAGTATCCAATGTAGGAATACCAGAATAGTAAGCGATGTAGTTCAGACGCTCATTATCGAACCATTCTTTCTGATTGTATGTCTGAGCATTTTCATCAGTCTGCGGTGTACGTTTCGGCGAGAAGTTAATGGTACCCGGAATGATATCATTTTCGAAGGTAACTCCATAAGCCTGTCCGCAGAACGGACGGTTAACACCATTCAGATAATGACCAACGAAACGTGTTACCAGGTTGTACATAATGGTTACGTTAACCTGTTTTCTGTAATACGGTTCAATGACATCATAGCTATTGATGTAGTTGGCTACGAACTTATTCTTCTTATAAGTATCGTTAACGGCTTCGATTTCATTCAGTGTGGTCAGACCAAGTCCGAAATCACGGAAGAAGAAGCAGTCTTCACGGAATGTAACCAATTCATGAATAGCATCTTTAATATCTCTCTTATAGTTAGCATCAAAGATTGCATCAATTCTTGTGTTGTCGAGATCATAGATATCGTCAGCGAAAGAACCATTGAATACTCTGAGAACCTGATTATCATAGAGGGACATGCCTGTAGAATCTCCAACAGAATTAAGGATTTCCGGAAGAGCAATCGGATAATCACCAAATGCACCGTTATCACCATTCTGGAGAAGAATACCATTTTCGACAGAGAGATTATCACCAGCCGGGTCAATACCTACAGCATTGGATACTTTACCGTAGCGATCGAAGGCAAACAGAATATCCATATGAGCGACTTCGTTCTTAGTCAGTTTAGACTTTTCAGAAACGTCATCTACGAATTTATTCCATTCGCTTTCATAATATTTACAACGAATATTTCTGGAGTTCTGGTTAATAACCTGATCTACAGCTTTGTTCTTAGCATTGGCTGCACTACCATCAGAAGATTCAACAATCAGATTGTCGAATGTGAAGTAATGAGTTTCAAGTTCCTTATTACCTTCCATTACTTTCATTACGTATTTAATATATCTAACCGGTCTACGAGCAGATGTATCAGCATAAATACGAATCTTCTTATTGGAAATACCACGACCTGTATCAGTCAGAGTGAAGAGAACATAGTTCTTTTCTCCGGTTTCCGGAACAACCAGTGTATCTTTAGATTCTTCTACTGTAGCAACTACAGAGTTGAATACTTTATCAATATCATCGGTATTGTTGACCTGTTCTGTCAAAGGAACAGCTTTCAAAGAATACTTAATCATAGCTGCATCAACTTTGATCGGTGTATTGGATACATCATTGGTCTTGGAGTCTGTGGTTTCTACCTGAACAGTTACACCAGGAGTTGTATCTACGCCAACTTCTGTACCAGTAATAGCCTGAGCAGCAGCATAATATTTGCCACCATATACAACAAACTTACCTACAGCATAAGCAGTGCCAGGAGCATAAGCCGGAACATTGATATCCCATACAATCTTATAGAGAGAAGTCTTTTCTACTTTAGCTTTGTAGTAATGACCAGCTTCTTTAACTTTAGAACCTACAATATAGGTATCTACAGCAGCTTCGTTGTAATTATCAATTGATTCCTGAACCTGTTTCTTAAGAGCTTTATTAGCAACCTTAGCTTTATAGAACTTGGTTTCAAACTTAACAACTGTTCCAACTGTATAAGTACTAATATTAGCTACAGAATATTCCGGAACATGTTCATCGGGTACATCAATCATTAAAGGTTTATGAGCTACTTTAGCTTTATAGAATTTTGCACCAGATTTAACAACTTTACCTACATTATAGGTCGGTACATCAGCATCGGAATATGCAGGAATAGTTGTATCCGGAACTTCTTTCATTAAAGGTTTATGAGCAACTTTAGCCTTATAGAATTTAGTACCAGATTTAACGATTGTATTTACAGCATAAGTAGATACATTAGCTACAGAATATTCCGGAACGTTATCGTCAGGAACTTCCTTCATTAACGGTTTATGAGCTACTTTAGCTTTGTAATAAGTAATTACAGCGCCTTTGGTTACTTTAACCTTAGCGCCTACTGCATAAGTAGAAACAGCAGAATCTGCATATTCTGTATACGAGGAAGCATCAGACGGAGGTGTTGTATTATCACCAGTCTTTTCCCAAGAATCAGTATCAAGAACTTTAATCTTAGGCTGCGGTACTTCCTGCCAAGAAGCTGTATCTACAACTTCTACCATAGGCTGAGAAATTTCTTCCCAAGACAGAGCGTCAACTGCTTTTACAGTCGGCTGAGGAACTTCATCCCAGGAGTCAGTATCAAATACGTCAATCATTTCGGGAGTATAATCTTCCCAAGCATCTGTATTGATATCTGTGGTAATTCTCTTAGTCTTGTAAGCATCAGGAATATCTGCTTCTTCTTTTACAGCCCAGTAAGTCTGATCGACTTCTGTTTTGTAATAAAGAGGTTTACCTTTAGCATTGGTTTTCTGAATTTTATCAGCTCTAACCGTAGCGATAAGAGCCAAGTTAGCCAGTTTGGAATCTGGAGCAACAACACGCTTTGCATACTGTAAACCACCAGCATTAGCGATAGCCGCTGCCTGTACGAGAGCCTGGCCATGTTTGAAATAGTTGGGATTGTCTCCATATAGAGCAAAGAAATCTTCTCCTGAAAGTTCCTTCTGGAATTTTTCCGGTCCTTTATCAGAGGAGAATACTGTCATAAGCACTGGGCGGTCTACACCATCATTTCCAACAGCAGTGTTGGGGTTAATAACGGATTGATCATCCCAGATAAATCTAGTATCTGGAGCTGCCATTATTATAATTCCTCCTTTAATAATAGTTAAAAATTAAAAACTCACCTTGATTTTATAGCAAGTAAAAAAACAAAGTAAACTTTAATGATATGTTCTTATACGACTCTTTCACATTATACATCTTCACCAGTTACAATTCTTTCCAGAGGACTCTGGACTTTATTGTCATTCAATGAAGCATATATAAGAGCTTCATTTATGTTTTCAGATGTAATAGCACTATAAGCACTAATCAATCTGGGAATTACTTTAATACTGATGGATTTGTAATTATTCATATCATTATCTTTAGAAAGTCTGAATGGAACGTTTATATCCGTTTTACTTCTACAGAGTTCGGATATAATGATTCCGAACAGTTGCAGAGAGATTTTATACTTAGCTCCGTTGTACGTGCAATTGTCTACAATATAATTTTGAATCTGATCATATGGTATTGTATTAGGAATGAAACCGTTAATAATAAACAGAGAGATCATATCTTCTGTATTATCTACACTTTGAGGGACTTTAGTTTCTACTAAGATGGCATCATCTTTTTTATAGCATAGAACTCTATAGTCCAATGGTTCAGATTCTTTAATTAATTTAATAGACTTCATTTTTTCTACTTTGAATGGTTTGGTCAATATTCTGGTTGGATAATTGAACTGTTTCAAAGCAGACATCTTTCCATTTTCTTTCATAGCATAGCTCATAACTCCTAATGTAGAAATGTATTCTCCATTATAGTATGCTATATTTCTTTCAAAGTATTTTTCTGGGATATAAAAATAGAAATTTCCGTTGCCATTATATAAAATAGAATCACCTTTTCTTCTGAGAAATGGTGGTAATTGTTCATTCATATTAGGCATATTTCCTCCTTCCTATGAGACTTACATAAATGTTTAAGCAGGCAAAACTGAATAAGAAGACTCTATATAGAGTCTTCTTATTTTGATCAGCCACCATTATATACAGTATCATAATTAGAAGTTAAGGGATATCCCTGAACCGTTTTCCACCAAATAATTACATCAATTAAGTTTCTATGATAATCAGGATAAATCTTCGGACACTTACAAATAATTTCTCCAGGCAAAGAAACAGATTCTGGACGAATAAAGCTATCCGCATCTCCTAATTTAGTAGTACCACATGTTGTTACTCCAGCTTCTGCTACACCACCATATACGGTAGCTCCGACAGTTGTATTTTCAATCTTTTTACCGCCTACAACTCTACCACCAGTTACAGTAGATTTCAGAGTTGTACCACCAGTAGTAATACCATTGATGATTGCATAGGGTTCTCCATCAATCAATCCAACAGCTACACCGCCATACAGAGTACCGCCTGTAATAGCTCCATTATAAGCAATCTCTCCAATGACAGTAGCTCCTGTAGTAATCATATCTTTACCAGATCTCTTACCACCAGTTACTGTACTATTTTCCAATACAGGAGTAATTAATTTACCTTTATAAGCTTTAGCTCCTACTACTTTACATCCAGTAGCTACAATTGTACCCTTCTTAGCAGTAAGCAAGCAGTTGGTAGTTACTTTAGTTACTGGATCAGTTACTCCTCCAGAAATAGTAAACTCATCTACTTTACCAGAAGTAATTGTTCCGGAAACAGCTGTACCCATAATAATATGAGCTTTAGCTACAACAATCTCATGACCATTACCATTCATTCCAACAGCACAGGAATCTGTAATGATGCAATTATCTTTATCTAAGACAGCATTGGTCAATGTACCTGCTGTAATATTGCCATCTTTATCAACTGTAGCAGAAGAAATAGAAAGATTGGTTACATCCCCAGCTACTGTAGCACCTGCTGTTCTTGCATTTAATATAGTAGTATCTTCATCAGCATACTGATTATATTTAGAAATACCTCTAATATTAGACGTTCTAATATTAACGACATTAGAAGCATAATCTACAGAAGCATCTACTGTAATAATATAATCTTCTCCAGTACAGCAATTACATGTACATACTCCATTGGTATTTACTTTACCAATACCAGTAACCACACCAACAATAGAGTTGACGACTCCATTATCTAAGTACTGAATTTTATACTTAGTTCCTTTACAGAGTTCTACCTTTTCGGATGTACCATCAGAGAAAGAAATGGTTACAGTTAAGGATGTCTGACTTTGTACAGCTACATCAGTAACCATCAAAGCTACACTATGTTTTTTAATTTCATCCTGGATATTATACATGGGATTCCAGTTACATCCACAAATATGCTCTAAATGATATCCATTTTTATATGTAGTAATATAATTATTAGAATATAAAGACAGAGGAAAAGCTCCTTCTGAATAATGAATGGGCATTATAGAAACCTCCTTTAAATTTAAAAATCATTTAATAGAATGTAAAGACAAAGAAAGTTTAGGGAAAAATAATCTCCAGAGCTATAATAGCTCTGGAGATCTTTATGATTGAAATATAATTATTTCTGAGCTTCGAGAAGAGCAGATTCAAGAGCAGTCAGATCTTCATCTTCATCCTCTTTTTTATCCTTTTTATCTTCGTCGTCTTCTTCTTTGTCTTTCTTAGATTTCTTCTTGCTCTTTTTGTCTTCAGAATCTTCGTCATCATCCTTCTTAGAATGCTTCTTGGATTCCTGAACAAGAGAGAATTCACATTCAGATTCTTCAATCATAGCTTCGAGTTCATCGCAGGCAGCATTATAGCCTTCTGCATATGATCTCTGAAGATCTTCTTCTGTATACAACATAATTTGGCTTCCTTTCTTAGGATTATAATGATATGATGATTATTTTAATGTGTTACATATCATTTTTAAGTCGATCAATCATTCTATTTCTCATAGCATGAAGCATATGTTTATCATACTTCTTTGCCAACTTAGGATGCTTTTCTAATGTTTTATCAATTCTTTCACTAAGCTGTCCAGGACGACTATATCCTACATTTTTACTTTTATCATTGATTCCTAATTTATTATAGGGAACAGTATAAGAGCCATCCTGTTTAGTAGCAGTCATGCGAGCTACTGTTTTCAAACCAGCAAATCTCTGTTCTTTATCTGCTCCAGCTTTCTTAAGAACTTTATTGGTTGTTCTCATCAGCTTCTTATCTACAGTCTCACTATAGATTTCGCATTCTTCTTGTAATGAAAATTCAAATTCTCTATCTTCATCATCATCGAATAACATAATAGATTACTCCTTTCTCATATGACCCGAATATTCTCCGGTATCAAAATTTTTGAAATTCATATTTTTAGCAATTTCTTTTTGTATACGTTCTTCCGGATCTTCTCCAAAAGATGTAAATACAGAATCAGGAACTCTGAACTTATTAGACTTAGTCATTCCTTCTAATTCAGATACAGGAATCTGTGTAGCTTTAGAATATGCTTCTCGTACTGCTTTATTTTGCAGCATATCCATAAGCATTTGTTGTTCATTGGCTCTTTGCTTTTGTACAAACTCATTGAACATCATGCCCATACCCATCTTCATCATCTTAAGCTGATCGTTCATCTGCTTAAGAGATTCAGACTGTTCTTCTGGAGGAAGTTTAAGTTCTTCTACGATTTCTGTATAACGTTCTTCTAGTTCTCTACCAACAGAATCATCTACAGAATCTTCTGTTTTAATAGTAGACTTATTAATACCAAAGTTTTCTTTTAGATTCTTTCCTTCATACCATACATAAAGAGCCATTAAGTAAGAGAATACCAGATCGTCGTGTGAATTGTCTGAGTGTTCTACTTTACCATTTCTCTTAACAACCATCTTTGACAATTCGTCAAACATGACTGGGGAATATATTTTATCTTTATGGCGTTCCATACGTTCTCTCAATATCTCTATCAAGAGATCGCGTACATCTTTAGATGAATCCAAACCATATACTTTTGTTCTTTGTTTCCGACGAATAGGTCTTCCCAAAGAATCAGAAGTTTCTTCTATAATACGATCTTTGATTTCATAATATAAGTTTTCCTTAATACCACCAGGCTCTTTAAGCTTGGATATTAATGATGCCCCGAAACCCATTCTATTTCATTATAGACGCAACTCTATAACGCTTGGTCGATTCCAATGCACTTCCATTACAGAACGTGTGCAGATCATTTGTCATCCCTCTGTATGTAATACAGTAGGGCCAGGATTTTTCTTTCACCATATGCTTGTGATTCTACTCTCCCGTCAGGAGATGATCGTTGAACGTCTCATCCAATTCGTAATAATTTTGATATTTTATAATTTTTATATTTACCATAAGGAATTTTAGTATTTCTAAATATATAATTTCGTATTTGTGAATCGTTTCCGAATCCTAAAACATTAATGGTTTCTTTAATACCATTACAAATCACATAATCTTTGGTATTCTCATTAAGTATAACATATTCTTTTCTATTGTCTGGAGTCGGAACGATCATTCTTTTTCTCTGACAGCTTGTTTATTATCCGAATATGTACCCCATTTTAAATTATTTATAGAATGATTTAAACGATTATTGTCTAAATGCATTACTATTGGGTAATTATTCGGATTAGGAACAAACATCAGTGCAACTAATCTATGTAATAACCATTTTTGACGTTTTCCATCACAGTTAAGATCAATTGCATAGTATCCTTTATTTGTTATATATGGAGAAATAATATGGTGTGTTAAATTATTTATTACCTCTCCTTGTTCATTAATACTAAATCTTCCATTAAATATAAAATTTATTTTATGCCATGACATACTATATCACCTCTTATTAATAGGTTTAATATAGTATTAAAATTGGATGCTTTCGCTGCTAAACAGAGGAGATTACTTTTACTCCTCTTTCAAAGCAATTAACCCTGTTGAAATATATAGATTACTCTATATACTGAGATTGCTGTTAAGCTACTCCATTTCTTTCGATATTTACTACTGCATTGGGCATCATTGTTTTGACTAACCAGATTAATACTCTAGCTAAGTCTGGAATACTCATATAGTTACATTTGATTCCACCAATAAATTTAGTAGTGGCAGAATCTATAACAGATATAGCCGTATAGTCTCGTTTATATCCACCAGATACGTCAACTCCGATAATAGGAGGATTAATTGGAATACCGGTTACACTAACCGGAACCGTATCATAAATATTAAACGAATATTTGTTAAGAATAAGTAATGAACGAATTGGTTCGTGTAGCATACCTCTAAGAGCTTCCAAATCATCTTGACTGAATGGAGAGTTCTCAGGAGTATCAATCCACTCCAACAAAATTTCTCGACGTATGTCTACCATTTTCCAGAGCATACTCTTACACTGATTATAGAACCATTCTTCACCAAGTCCAAGCTGTCTATAGTTATACTTAATATATACAAAGACAGAGTTCATATTGCTGGAGACAATATTCATAATCTGGTCATATGTCAGATCATACCATCTCTCAGAGAATGGTGTGGCATTGTTAATCATATCAAAAGCAAATTGACCTTCATGAGAAGATAGTATACCTGCTGTTGTTGTGATTGTGATGCCATGAGGAACTCCTGCTGCTTTCGCATTTTCAAATGCTTTAGTCAATGCAGGCATAGAGTTAATCATAATGGTTTGGTTATAAGCAGTAAACGCCCATTCGTCCGCCCACCATAACGTAACGGTCTGACCACGTAATAAGTTGGCGGCTGCTGTTTCATTACGAGCACCTGGTACGGTACGAATAATATTATGGTTAATTGGATGCTGGATATTGGTAACTGTAGACGGAAGTCTTTTCTTCTTACCATTGACCATAGAAAATTCCTGGGACAATTGTAAGTATGTTGGCAATAGATCTCGTATCGCTTTAAATGATTCCAGGTTTCGTTTAGAGTCCTGGTTATTCTTATTCATGAAGATGATATTAGAGTTCGTTGAAGCAAAATTATAGATGTATAAATATCTTACGTTGGCTGCCATCGTCTTACCAATCTGACGAGGCATTTCAAAGAAGAGATTTAAATTGTACATTGCACAGAAGTTATATGCTAAGTTACCTCTGTTTAATTGATATGGTACACCTTTAGGATGACCGTTGGCTGTAACTCTAACGACTTCTCTTAAGAAATACCAATAGTTAATTTGTACTTCTTTAAGAATCTTAATCTTCATTTGTGTACTTAGCATAGGATCATATGGATCCACTCCTGCTAAGTCAGGATCAAATAAAGCTAACATGAATCTATTATTTTTTATATCTTGAGACTTCAAAAAATAATGCATCTCTAAGAAAGACTTATTTGATGTAGACATCTGATAATAAATCTGTCTGTTTGCTGGTCGAGGTTGTTGTAATGCTGGTACTGGAGTTTCATCAGGAAATAAAGCACTTCCTTGTAATGATTCCAATCTTAATACCTCCTTTCCAAATTATTAGTATGTCAAAAATATTATCTACCACACCAAAAATGGTGTGGTAGACTTATTATATCGAATAAATAGGCTATTTTGCCTGTTCTTCTTTATTCTGTTCAGGAGTTTCTTCTTTCTTTTCTTCTGGTTTATTTTCTGTTGTCTGACCCTCTTCGGGTTTTTCTTCAGGAACTTCATCCAGCTTCTTACGCTCGATTAAAGGTTTAAGAATCTTGTTATAGTAATCATTATAGATCGCTTTCAATGCGTCACCTTCACAGCTAAGAATATTATTAACTACTTTGGAGTAAATATTGAAAGCGGTTTCAAGAGATTTAATCTTCTTTTCAGCTTCCGGATTAGGAGCATTTTTCTTTTCTTCCGATTTCTGCTGATCATCGTTCTTCTGATCTGGTTGAGGATTATTATTTGTAGAATTATTACCATTATCCGGAGGCGGAGGAGTTCCAGCCTCACCATTATTAGGCTGTGGTTTAGTTCCACCAGCATTTGTATCTGTTGGTGTAGCTTCATTATAAGATTCTATTCCATCAATATCATTGAAGTATTCTTCTAAGATCTTTTTGATATTTACAGATTCTTGTGTTCCATTAGCTGCAGCCGGAGTTGTTTTAATCTTATTCAATTCCTGATCTTTATATCTCTGAGCAGCTTCTAATTTATTCTGAAGTTTATTACCAAACTGTGCAGGAACTTTCAATTCTGCTATAGCGTCAACTTGAGCAAAGAGTTTAGCAACTGTAGTTGTCTTCATATTTGCTGCTGTCAGTTTAGACATGACATAGGTTACATTGTCATCTTTAATTTCTTTTACTTTGGTCAGATCATTGCCAGCAAAATAGTTCTTCAAATATCTCTGACAAGTTTTGGTATCATCGAGTCCTTCCAGATTATTCATTTCCGGAATAATAGCAGCAAGTAACTTCGGAATTGCTGTCTTTTCATCTGATGTATTTTCATTAGACATAATCTTTTCATAGAAGAACTGGAAGTCTTTCATATTCAGATTAACAGATCTGGATAATGCTGCGTCCAAATTAACAGATGGTACTTCGACTTCATATTCGTTTGCAGTAGCATCCAATGCTTTTTGCATATTGCCAAGTAAGGATTTATCATTCTTAATATTCTGCAACTTCTTAGCAGCCATGCCAAAGAAATTAAGAATAGCTTCTTTAATTTTAGCAAAGAGGGCTTTGATACGTTCCCAGATTGTTTTGCTGCTATTTTCATCTGCTTCATTAATCAGATCATATACAACTGTATTTGCAAATTCAGATTCCAAAGCAATCAGTTGATTAGAATAAATAACATCTTTGGTTTCGCTGAATGTATAGAGATCAGACAAATCTGTGTCTTCATCAATCAAAGCATCTTCATCGTCACTAATGTCATAAGATTCTGTAATTTTAAACTGATCACAAATATAACTATCAGATTTATCTGGATTTAAATATTCTGATAGAGCATCAGATTTCATAGAATAGATAATATTAGCATATTTAAGATACTTATTAAAATAAGAACAAATTGTATTAGACAATTCCTGTTTTCTAAAATCAATCTGTCTACCCTGCTGATCATCCATTGCTCTATAATGAATAGCTAACTCTGATCTAATCTTATTCAGTCTCTTAATAACATCATTCAGAGAAGAATTGTACAGAGCTACAGAGTCTGTAATTTTATCTATATTTTCTTTGATTTCATTCAGTCTAGATCCAGGTTTATCGTGTGTTCCTAACTCAATAATTTGAATCTTTTCTCCGCCTCTGAAATGAGCATATGTTTTGGCAACCAAATCAGCATCTGTTACTTCATGACATCCAGTCAGATCTCCAATGATTGTTCTTCTATCATCATTGATATGATGAATCATTTCATTTAATGCATCATAATAACTCTTAGCTTTATCAGATACTACGCCTACTCCACTATAATTATTCATCATAGTTTCGATCTGTGTCAAAACCATGCTTAATTTCTTTAAACAGGGAATGGGCTCAGATAAGTTGGTATATTTGTAAGACTTACCATGTACGTCACCATGATCCATTGTAAGAGACATTTGAAATTTATACAGATCAAACAGTATTTTCTTAGAAATAATCTTTTCAGATTCTTTAATTCTATAAATTGCATCTTTATAAGAATCAGCTTGGTTAATCTTAACATCATCATCAGCAATCAATACAGACTGTTTCATAATAGAAGTTGTCAAAGATGGGTTTTTACTCTCTTTATTGAATTTTACCCCCGTACTATCAGGAGTAAAAATCTTTTGAGCCATATTATCAAAAGAGAAAGTAGTATTCTCCATTTATAATTCTCCTTTCTAACTAAAAAAGTATTTATTTAAATGTTTGTGGGGAAGTTTATGATATTCTTATAATAAAACATTTTATTAATTAAGCCTCTTTATGAAAGGAGAGTTGATTTATATGCCTGGAGTTGGTATTGTAAATAGACAAAGCCAATTACTTGATCTAATAGAACATCGTTTAGGAACTAAACAATTAAATCTTCCAGATACTTTAAACAAAGATGTTTGGTTTGATAATGTTATATCTAAAGAAACATTGAATACATTTTCCAGATTCTTTCCCTATGAAATGACCTACTATCTGACAGCAGATAGAAGAAAGGGACCATATTATTTAATCGATGAAAATGTATGTCCTTCTGTCAATATTATTGGTATAGGAGATATTGATTGGCATATCTTAAGTAAGAATATGCCTGCCTTTGGATTTGGTTCTGGATTCTATTCTACCTTTGATTTCTTCTTGAATGGGTTGGATGTGGAAGGCATTGCTATGCAACAGCAGATGGTAGACCATGCCAGCATCTTCAAAGCGGGAATTTATGTAGAGTTCAAACCACCGAATATGGTTAGGCTCCAATCCAATCTCAGCAATAATATGCTGGAAATGCTAAAAGCAATTCCGATTCATTTATTTGTCGTTCATGCTCCTAATCTGATGACCATTGAACCTACCAAGATGGAAACATTTGAACAGCTAGCGGTGAGTGATGTGGCTATATATCTCTATAATAACTTGAAGTACTATAATAATATTAATACACCATATGCTACAGCAGAATTGCAAATTGATATACTTCAAGATTATGCTAATAGAAGAGATGATATTGTACAGCAACTACGTGACGGATATGTCTCAGCAAGCAATCGTTATCAGAATATTATGATTACAATTTAATGGTGGTATATTATGTTATATACAGAAGAAGAATACAGACAAGCTTATAGACAAGGCTTTAATGATGCTGTACATGAATTCAATGAAGGATATCAGATTAAAGATAAGACAATGAATAATGCAACTTCTAGAATTGTATACAGACGTCATTTGCCTAAACTAAAACCTGAAAAGGCTAAAGCTAAGATCTTTAAAAAGTCTGCCTATGAGAAATATAAAGATAAATCTTTGATAATCAAATAAAAAATAAAGATGATATTCCCATAGCCTATATAGGCTATGGGAATTTATTATGTACTACATACTTTAAGAAAATCATCTTTAGATATAGTACAGATATATACGCCATTATGTTTATCTTTAATGAACAGTCTATAATCTGTAGATGGTTTAAGATCTACAGATGATGTATTATCTGTAATGTAGATATCCAATCCATGTTTCCGAAGAGTTTGAATATCTTCAGAGGTTAACATAAATTGGTCGTTTTGATATATAAAAGATTTTACAATTTCTCGAATCAATCCAGAATTGTTATCCTTTGATATATATTCAAATAGAAGTTGTAATTCTTTAATAAGCCCATTATCAATCATGATAATCCTCCAGACTTAGCAATAGCCGTTCGAATTAAATCATATGCGTCATTAAGATCCATTGTCTTTCTATCTACATATGTTTCTAATGGAACTTGTAATGATTCTTTACAAATCATATCCAGTTCATCAAAAGCTTTTTCTTTAGACATTGGAATGTAGTATTTGTTTACATTAGATTTAAGCTCTTCATATGATAGATGCCGATCTGTCTGGTCAAATACCACAGGAACTTTCAATGCTTTGATTAGATCATTCTTATGCTCTCTAATAAATAAGAGAGTATTATACTTATTGCCTAATTCGATATCTTTATAGTTTCTATACTGTATAGAATGTCTATTAAAAGAATAAGTGTTCTTAGCTTTGTATTGATTCAAATGAGACAATTCATGAATGACCACTTCTGCTATGAATCCTCTCTGTCTGGGTAAATTGTTGGCAAATGCGAATCGTATATATCTGACTATAGTATCTAAATAAATTGTAATTGTATTCAGATATATAGATGCATTATACCGCGTAACATATCCTTCAGTAGAATAAGACAATTCTGCACAAATAATGAGCGGATTGATTTTTCCATTGGTATAATCGTAAGTATCATAGACAATATTTTTAATATCTTCTATAGATAATATTGTCTCTATTCCATATTCGTCAATTAAGGATGCATGCATATTGTTTTCTCCTATAGCATAAAGTATATGCATAGCCTATATAGGCTATGCATACTTCTTATTATATTAAGGAATATCAACACCTTCAGATTGTAATTGTTGTCTGATGATATTGATTTTATTAAAGTTAATTGTATTCAGTTGTCTAAAGCTTAAACCAATAGCATATTCATTGAAATTTCTTCTGGAGAATTCATCACCAACCATCTTCAGATAGTGAATAATGGCTGATACATCTAAGTTCTCCAAAATCAATAGAATAGTGTTCTTGATTTGTGCATTATTTCCTTCTACAATAGGAGTTACCCAGGGTTCTTCTTTTTCTATGCCACGATCAATCGTCGTATCGAAGACAGTACCCATCAACAGAGCAGAAAACTCCTTAGAATAAAATACAGCATAAATATATCTTAGGTCTGCTATAGTCAATACAGACTTAGTAGACGTACACAAAGTAAAGTTTACTCTAGATACTCTTTCTATATCATCTTTGATAGAATGGTTAGTAATTGCTAAGAATGTCAGAAGTTCATAATCAATATGTTTTAGCGTTTTCAATTGATCGATCTCTTCTTTATTGATTAGCTCTCCTAACATGAAGATCAGACCTTTGATATAATTATCGGGATGCAAAGATGTGATTGCATAGTACAATAATGAATCACAACACATCTTTAAGAAATCATCTACATTGATTGTATATATCACTTGATAAAGTATAGAGATAAATCTAGAGTTCAATAAGAGCTGTGTATATCTGTGTCTATTCTCATAGATCTCAAAGATAATATCTCCATACTTTTGTTTCATTGTATAAAAGATTTCAGAATCAGAGGATTCATCAATATGATCTAAAAAATCTATAATTGATGAATCAATATAATCATTCGTAATCATATTAACGCAGCCTCCTTTCCTAATACTTAAAATTCTGGATCTACTGTAATGGTTTTAGTAAATTTGCCTTTTTCTGTTTTTACCGTATCTCCAGTAAGTTCACTAAAGAAATCATCTTTAGCTAATCTGACATCTTCTGTAGATTTCTTACTACGAAGTGTATCGAATCCAGTAGAGTCTGTGACAAATTCTTTAGAGAAGAAATCATCTTTCGATTTGTCTACAGAATCAGAATTCTTAACAAATTCTTCATACGCATTCTCAATATCTTCAATAGGCATCTTTAACCCACTGATGATAAACTGAAGATAGTTGTGATCATGAAGTTTCTGAATATGAGAGAATGCTTCAAAGGGAAGACCAAATCTTTCTTTCAGAACTTCATTATTATAGTCCACATAATCTGCTTCTTTATCTGAGATATTCAGAATGGTTCCTCTACGTTTACAGGTAGGTTCTACATTTAATGATTTAGAATCATCTATAGCTTCAATCAATTTGGTATTATAAGAATCTACATTCTTTACTTTTCCCAAATCTACGTCTTCTATAACCATGAATCCAGGGGTGTTTACGAGCTTCAATAAATCAGATTCGTCGATATTTTGACTTGACTCGGTAATAGTACCACCCAACAGTATTCTGATGCTCTGGCAGAACTTTTTGTTTGCCATCTGTTCTGCTTTCGTTCTATTTCCATGAGCTTCATCTAAGAACTTAGCATTGGAAATAGATTCTACTGTATAGTCAGAATCCAATTCTTTAAAAAGATCTACTGTATTCTTAATTCCTCTGACATCAGAGTTGAATCCAGTAAATACAAAAATATGAACGTGGGTCTTATATACAGAACTAATATATTTAGCTAAGATGGGAGTAGCTCCGGATCCAGTACCACCTTCTGCCGATGTGACAATAATAGTCATAGCATCGTCTGGATCTGCCGGATAATCAAAATCTCCAGATTTTAAATTAGATATCATAATGTCTCTGGCCACTGCTCGTTCTTTAGCACAGCCCTTATAGTCTCCAACTAATTCTACAGCATTTTCTCTGTATTCGGTTGGAATATCTTTGAGTGTTGTATTGATTAGAATAATGGAGCTTGCTAATTCAGGAATCTCTTTCATTAATTCGATACCTGCTTTATTGGCTCCTCCACCTAAGCAAAGTATTTTTGCTTTCAGTAACATCAATAATCATCTCCTTCATCGTCATAATAATTTTCATCATAGGTGGCAAGACACCCTTCAGTATTTTTGAGAAAGATATTAAACATTGCTTTGTATTGCAGTTTATCTCTCTTAGATGCTTTGGTGAATTGACCTTTGATTGATTTGGTTTTTAGATAGGTATTTCGGTATATATTGACCCCATTGTGTAAACCGTAATACTCTATTTTTAAAGTGTTCTTCCCTAAATTGATAAGTAAAGTGGGAAGATGATCTTTAGTATTACCGTATACATATTTCTTAGGGCTTGTTTCCATATTTATTTGAAATTGGAAATTGTCTTGATTGGTAAAGTATAGAGGGTTTAGTTCGCCAACATTAATGTCGACTATATGTAAATATGGCATTCCAAATCCTACATCGATAGGCATTGATTTAGCCTTTTTATTCTTTATCTTTTTCTTATTCATTTGTATACCCTCCATAAAAATATAAAATCAAAACAGGCCATAAGACCTGTTTTGATTTATTTGTCGGATACTACAATGCGTTAGTTGATCTATCCATAATATTGGATATTGCATATGGCCAATTTGGATCTGTTGCATAATTGGCATCTTTCATGGATTGCAACGTAGTATAACCATTATTATAGTAATGTTTTGCAATCCACTTGGCTCCATTAATAATTCCTTCTTCTATGGAGTCGCCCATAACAAAACCCTGACCAGGGTCTGCATCAATACAATTGATACCAAAATAATTGTGTTTGGTTCTGGCAATGTATGATGTTCCCCATGCGGATTCTATAGCAGCATGGGCTAGGATATAAATTGGGTTAAGTCCAGTTTCTTGAGAGGCCTTGATAAATACGTCTCCTTTGCCCTGAAAGTTGGATTGAACGCCCATATGGAACACCCAATAGTCGATAATTTTATTCATATCCTTGGTTGTCAGTTTCATATCTACATTAGACAAATCGGAATAGTTATTATATCCCATATTTTTAATGTAAGATACATTAGTTGCATGTTCTTCTAAAACTTTTTCCTGTTTTTGATCAATTTGTTTCTGGTTATCACGAATTTCGTATAACACATCTAGCACGTTTTCATTAGCTGTTTGTGCTTCGGTTAATTGTTTCTGCATGGCATTTACTTTAATGGAGACGTCCATTAGATTTCCCCATAATACAATATTTGACACACAATAAACAATATACAAAAGTACGGCAATATACATCTTCTTAGCAATTCCCGTTCTTTTGGAGTTTTTCGTACAATACATACTTAGCATCTCCTTAAGAATTCGAATACGATAGTTGAAGTATATGTCAAAAAGAAAAGAGTTATACCCTTAGGTATAACTCGTTGTCTTTGTTAGTTTCCTTCATATAGAAGGTATAGAGATAAAATTAGAGTAGACTCTCTTAATTCTTTTCTTTTTCTTTAGATTCCTGGTAGGTCTTCTGATCTTTTTCAGACAGTTCCTCTACCATACCACCAAGATCACCATCTTCGGTAATAACCGAGATCTTTTCTTCTTTATCACTCATGATATAATGCCTCCTTTTTTAATAATTGGATTACTCATAAGTTTTAACCTAAATTACTTTTTAGATTTCTTAGTCTTTTTGGTTGCAGGCTTAGCTGCTTTCTTCTTAGCAACTGGTTTCTTTACAACTTTCTTTGCTGTTTTCTTGGGAATATACGGTTTATTCAGAAGCAGCTTATCTTCCATATGTTTTATTCTGTATGCTTTGCCCCAAGCAATAGCATCTTTCTTTTCTGCATTCTTAAGTACTTTGATAACTCTTACTGACAGATATTTTTCGGTAATTGTTTTGTCATAAAACCGAAGAGTATTGGTATCTACGGTAAGCTGTCTAGCAACAAATGCTTCTCTGTCTAATGAAGAAGCTGCAATGATATACTTCTTTGTTTTTGTGTTCATTACTTTGTACACTCTGTAATCTTTTTTATTCATGTTCTTTTTCTCCTTTTGGAACAAACTTCGTACCTAAATTTAGTACTCTTAATAATAATATATAACTCAAATTAGCTTTCTCTATGAATTCTATTTTCTGTTCTCTTATCTACGGTATGCGGTAAATAGTATCCTGTCATAATCAAATTGCTGGCCATACCAGCCCCAATCAAATAAGCGTTGAATGTATTACGAGCAATAGAGTCTTGTTTAGAAACTTCTACATCTTTTAAGGATACCATATTCTTTTCTGAAATGGTAGCATAAAAAGCATCTTTTGCTCTCATAGCATCCGCTCTATAAGTTGAAAACTCTCTCATTGTATTGGGTAATCCCATTACAGCTAAGCATTCCATCTCTCTATCAGACATATTCCCATTCTTATCTTTATTGATCAGTCTACCATTCTTCATATTTCGTTCATCAATATTGATGGACATAGAGTTCTTCTTAGCTAAGAACTGTTTCATTTTCTTTATAGGAACATAGACAACCATAGCATCATAGTTAGTTTTAACTGGTCTGCCTTTATTGTCTGTGTATAAGAATGGCATATATAGTTTTTCCATTAGCGGCACATGAATGGTATCCAAAGCTTTAGTAATCTGATCCATCTTTGGTTCAATTTCAAACGTTCTCATTTGAAATTTCAATGGAAATTCTTGCTTAAAATATTCATAGAATTGATCATTGGTCATACCTTTGAATTTATTCATATACCAGGTTTTATTCTGTTCTGTGGGGTCTAAAATATCCATTACTTTATAGATTAAGAGCTCTACTTCTTTACGTTGTTTGGATGTAATTGTCATATTAGCACCTCTCAAGCCTTACATAACTATTATGAGTATGTTTTTATTCTAGATTTAGGTATGGAAAATATTGAAAAATACAAAAAATAATACATATAATTAAAGAGAAAGCTCATAGGAGGCAAGTTTTCTCTTGGACATATAGCTGTAAGAGCCTTATCACAAGACTCTAAAAGAATCATTACGATTCTAAGATGTAATCTTGTGTCTTCACAAGATTGTTAAGAAATGCTATTTTCATTT